TACCAATGTATCAGATTTTAATCCGTATTCTTCTTCTATATGTGTTACCTCTATGTTAAACAATACGTCTTCGTTACAATTTCAAATATTAACTGGTTCGGTAAACCAAGATAGTATTTATTACGCATTTTCTATTTTAGACATGGACCTTTATTCAAAGATTTTTAGACCTATTATTGAATGGGATACTATTTTAGTCAATGACATTAGTGGTTTGTTTAAAGATACTATTTTTAATCAAGATATTAGTGGATGGAATGTATCTAATGTTACCAATATGGATTCTTTATTTGAAAATAATAAGGTATTTAATCAATCATTAAATAATTGGAATACATCCAATGTAACCTCTATGAATTCTGTATTTCAGGGAGCCATAAATTTCAATCAGTCCTTAGAAAATTGGGATACATCCAATGTAACCTCTATAAACTCTATGTTTTTAGGAGCAATTCGTTTTAATAGTCGAGTCAACAATTGGAATGTATCCAATATTATAGATTCTTCTGGTGCATTTATGAACGCATTTAGTTTTAGTCAAGATATTTACAATTGGAAAATGTCTCGTTGTATAAATTTTACAAATATGTTTAATGGTTGTATAAGTTTACAAGCATCTAATTTAACGTTAGATATTAGTACAAACTTTGAAATAAATAATGATTTTTATATGCAATTATTAATAGATTAATATATTATATGCTTATTGTAGTAAATACCCCCAATGGGGTAAATACCACGAATATGTTTGCCAATACCAATATAAATTTTTCGGATTTAATTCTTTGGGATCCTAGTGTTCCGTGTAATAATTGTGAAGGATTAGAACGTTTGAAAGTAACAAACGATAAGCAAAGTAATGGATCAAAAAAAATGTTACAAGCCAAAATGATAAAACATCGAAAACAAATTTCTTATCAAAATACAAACAAACAAAATGCTTATAACATAATATATTCTCATAATTTTTACGATAATATAAATTTGATTTCAAAATGTAATTCACAATATTATTTGAATTTGATAAAAGTCCTTTTAAGGTCAAATAATGTCTCAAGTGATAGAAAAGCAAAAATTAGAGATTTCATAAGTCGTATAATTATATAAACCTATATATAATGAATTATAGTTGTCCAAATAAACAATATATTCCACCTTCGAAACAATCCTCCATATATCAAGGTGGAGTATTAATAATAAATAATAAACCATTCAAAACATTAGACTATAGTCTATATTTGTCTCACAAAACCGGTAATTGTTCTATTATAAAAAATAATAAATATAGTTCGTATCAACGATATTTATACAAACGAAAAAAACGATAAATATTTTATATTTATATATAATATAATGAAAACATTTGGGTCACGAGCGGAAGTTTGGCACGGAAACGCAAAAAAAACATCAGGTGGTTTAACCAAAAAAGATTTAATACAAAACAAATGGGGAGAAATTGTGTCTCGAAAAAAACATATGACGGCAAAAAAGGAAAAACGTTTAGAAAAATATGGTTATTTTGCTAAAAAGGGGTCGTTTGGTGCAATTAAGAAATCTCCCAAAACAAAAAAATCAATCAAAACAAAAAAATCACGAACGAGATCGAAGTCTGCGTAAAGACTGGATAATTTCTCGTTTGTTGTTGTTGGTATGAAAATGCTTGTTTTGTTGTCTACCTATAGAAACCATTTTTTTATGATGAATATAGGAAGAAGTATCTTTGTAGGTTTTAATTGACTGGTCACGAATAATATTTCGAACAAACATTTTACGCATAAACGCATAACTATTCTCATTATTAGAAGTCAAGTCTTTGGGGTTCATTATATACTTTAGTAATATATTATACTTTACTGATATATTAATGTAGGTTGTTGAATAAACAAATTATCATCCATTGGTTTTATTATAAAAAAATAAATAAAATGAACAGCACTATCCATTGTATAATATTCAAATGAAGTATGAGTTATTTTATTTCCTATTTTTTTATAATATTGGATTGTATCTATTGGGTCACGTTTATTGAAAATGTCGTATTGTCCAACAAGTTCTCCTTTGTATTGAATACCAATTACACCTTGTAATTTATTTTTTTGAATGATGTATTTGAATGAATCTATCAAAGATTTAGGAGTAGTATAAATGAGTCTACAATCTAATTCTCTTGATAATCGCGCAATATTGTCCATACCAATTACACATTGTGGTTGTGTCCATACATTATAAATAATAATAGAATCCTTACAAATAATAGATTTCAAAAAATCATAACTGGTGATGTCTCCATATTGGAAATCAAAACAATCGTCTTTTAAATATTCAAAATCCCATGTGTAATGACGAGAAGAATACTCTGACGAAAGATTGTCTATCCAAGTAAAATGAAATTGTTTTTTCTCAGATAAAAGTTTATGCATTAAATCTCTACCAAGCCAATTAGACCCTCCTACTAAAACGATTCTCATTATATTGTTTCTTTCTCTTTTTCTTTTTATATGTTTTTTTTCGCTTTTTACCTCCACACATATTACGAATAGGAACATCCACAAAATGATTAAGTGAATGTATTGTACCTACCAACATATCCATTATACTATATTTAAATATAAAAAAGTATTTTATATAATATAATAATGAATAATAGTCAGCGTATCAAATTACAAGAAATGATAGATGTAAATGATACAATCGATCATACCGAAGAAATTAGACAATTAAATCATAGTTCACTCATTCGAAAAGATGTTGTAAAAATTCAACAAATCAAACGCAAATTAAAAACAACCCATTACAAAACATTAGACAATGCCTTACAAAGTGAATGCTTCTTTTTATTTAAAAATTATACGTTGATTTACAATAAACTTTTGAAAAATGATTTGGATGTAACTATTTTATATACCTTCTTAGATGTATTAGAAAGCATTGAGAAAGGTAAACGAGACCAACACGAAGCTTCTTATGAAATTGGAACTTTATTAAAAAAAATTTATATTGATAAAAAAATAGAAGATATACAACAAACCAACTTTATTTCTCCAGTTGAAAATATTAGTTGGAAAGAATATTATGCCAAAAAAATTGATATAGACAAATAAATTTTATTTGTGTAAACATGAAAACATTGGTCATTGTAGAATCACCATCCAAATGTAAGAAAATCGAAGAATATTTAGGACCTTCGTATAAAGTGGTGGCCAGTTGTGGACACATTACGTCCTTTTCTTCATTGGAACAGCTCAATATGGAAACGTATGAAGTAAGTTATAAAATAGAAAAACCGACTGTCGTGAAGATGTTAAAATATGAAATAAAACAAGCATCGGAGATTATCATTGCTACTGATGACGACCGAGAAGGTGAAGCTATTGGATGGCATATTTGTAAAGTATGTAAATTAAATGTGGAGACAACGCCTCGAATACTATTTAGTGAAATTACAAAAGAAGCTATAGAAAACGCCATTCAAAACAAAGGACTATTGAATATGAACAGGGTATATAGTCAACAAACTCGGCAAATATTAGATTTATATATTGGATTTACCATTTCACCCAAGTTATGGAAATATGTTTTAAATAAATTAAGTGCTGGTAGGTGTCAAACTCCAGCACTACATATGATTTATGAAAAAGAAAAAGAATATGAACAACAAAGTATGGAGACCCATTATAAAGTGGAAGGATGGTTTACTTCTAAACACGTAAAGTTTCATTTGTCACAATCTATGGATAAAGTGGATGATTTTTTAGAAAAATGTAAAAGTCATAAATTTGAAATGTATCCTATTGAAAAAAATATTACAAATGAAAAAAGACCTTCTATTTTGATTACTAGTTCTTTACAACAAAAAGCACAACAAGTATTAGGATATAGTCCATCACACACAATGAGTTATGCTCAAGCATTATATGAGCATGGTTGTATTACTTATATGCGAACCGATACTCCAAGTTATAACGATACATTCAAAAAATCGTTAGAACTGCACATTAAACAACATTTTGGACACGATTATTATAAAGAAATCCCTAGTTCGACAAAAAAGGCTCACGAAGGTATTCGTGTCACCAATCTGAAAGTGACCGAAACTACATTTGAAACTTCCCAAATCAATAAGTTATACAAGTTGATTTATATACATACGTTACAAACTTCTATGAGTGATGCTAAAATAGAAACATCGCATTATAAAATAAGTGCACCACTTGATTTATATTTTATACACAAAGAACCTATGTTTTTGTTCGAAGGATGGAAAAAACTAAATAATACACCCAAAAACGAAAGTATTTCCTTGTATTTTTCGCAACTGAGACAAATAAACTATAGTTCTATTGTTGCTAAAGAAATATTACAAAAACCAATGTATCATTATTGTGAATCTCAATTGATCCAAAAACTAGAAAAGGAATCTATTGGTCGTCCATCTACTTATGCGTCTATTTTAACAAAACTTTACGACAAACATTATATTGTAAAAGGAAAAATAAAGGGAAAAGTATTTGAAACAACTCAATACGAATTAATAGATAATGTTATCACACAAAAATCCGAATCTTATTCGAATGATGAGACCAATAAAATTACAATTACCAATACTGGTAAGAAAGTCGTTGAATTTTGTTATAAATATTATAATCATTTATTTGATTATTCATATACAAAAAAAATGGAAACTCAATTAGACAATATAGAAGAAATAGGTATTTGGAGACACATCTTTACCGAATTTAAACGCGAAGTAGATCAAGAAGTCGTCATTGATATGGTAAAATCAAAACAATCAAGTTTACATTGTGGGACATACAAAAAACACCCTGTCGTTATAAAAAGCGGACAATTTGGTTATTATATGGAATATAACAAAGTTACCACTTCTTTGATACATTGGATACATTATGATCAAATAGAAGAATTTATTGAAGAACAAGCATTTCCTAATGAACTTATGGAGTCATTGATGAATATCAATATATCAATTGGTAAACATACCACGATTCGAAAAGGAAAATATGGAGAATATATTTACCATAAAACACCACAAATGAAAAAACCCAAATTTTACGCATTAGACATTGATAGTCGAAATGTAGAACATATAAAAGAATATCTACAAAAAAAATATAATCTTATAATATGAATAATTCAGAAACAAGTGAGTTTTTTTTTCCAAAAATAGTATTAATAACTTTTACTATGATAGGTATATTTGTCAAAATGATAATAGGGATGGTGACGTCTTCAAAAGATGGTTCATTTGGTAATGCAACCACAAGCATTTGGGGAAATTTGATTATTATATTTTCAGTAATTTCTTACATATGCATTGACTCCAAAATAGAAAATAATGTTATTTATCCATTATCATTGCTAGTTATGATGATGATGTGGGATACCACAATTTCATATAAATATTCGAGACGAATCAATAAAAAACAAATTCCACAAATATATTATTCATGGTCTATGTTTTCAAATTTAATGGTATTATCTTTTTTGATAATCATGATATATAATTTATTTTATAAAGAAGAAGAAAATAGTCAGATTTCTAGTATATTGTATATCATTGGTGTGTTTTCTCTTTTCATTACAGGTGTACAACAAACTATATTAGACCATTTTATGGTAGACAAAGATCATTTAGAAATAAACTTGTAAGTAATACCAATTTTATCATTTGATTCCCAAATACCAGATATTCGTATAAATAATTTATTGGGAGGTTTATTCAAATGTAATACATAACGTTTATACATACAATCATTATGTAATAAACGTTCTATTTTTTTATTTGTAATTAAATTTATCTTTT